CCTCTCAGACGGGTCAACCCTGGCGTCGGTAATGGAAAGGGTTAACGGGTCTCTCCAGAACGCGTACCGAACCGTGACGGATTTCGTAAAAAAGTTCTACCAAACCTGATATAATAGTACTACGCAGCCAGCGGACATGAAACCGTAGGCGAGAGTCTACCAGACTTTCTTCCGCTGGCTGTTTACTAAATGACGAAAGGACAAACATGCAAGACATCTACATTGCCCATGAGGGCATGGATTCGTTCTTCATAATGTCCGACACCGGATTTATCTTCTCCAGAACCGATGCCGAACAAGATCAAGAGCTAGTCGATGATTTAGAGAACGGCTACTGTCGCGCATCTTGTGAACAGATCGGTTACGAGATAACCCCAGGATTAGCGCAGATGTTTTACGAGCTGGCTAAGAGCTACTGGGACTACGAGAATTCCAAAGGGTAGTTTACTTTATAATAGATTCATGTTATAATTAAACCATACCAACGACGGAAGGATACAAAATGTCACAAGAACAAGACGTAGTTATTTATGACTCAAGCCTCACCCTTGAGCAACTCAAAGGTCTATGGAATTACATGAGGGATGAAGACGAGACAGTTACCTTCACCCAAGAAGAAATTGATCAACTTGCCAATGACGTAAATGATGCGATTCAAGCAGTCATTGAAGACTTCCTAAATCATCGAGGTGCTTAACATGAAAACAGCATTGCGAATTAACACAGACTTCACTACAGAGATCTTAGATCTCGAAGATGACACTCTTAAAAAGCTACAGGGTGCGGTTGGTGGTTGGGTACAAGCAATTGACCTACAGGAGAACCTAACACTCTGGTGTAACGAAGAGGGCAAGCTTATTGGCTTGACACCAAACGTTATTGGTACCCATCTATGGGAAAAGTCTTTCGGCATGACAGATGTAATTATGGGAGACGTAGTCTTTACCGGTGGGACAGATGACGAAGGTGAGAACCTGGGTCTGCCTCATGCGTGGCAAGTACAACTCGAGGAACTTGCGGAGAAGCTTCGCAACGCCTACGAGGGACAGGTTACGGTGATCTAATGGCGAGGAACGAAGCTGCGGGCATCTGGGAGATCCGTGATGTTCATACTGGCGAAAAGATCTCAAAGTTTCGTGCGCGCAGACGTGCGGACGTTACCCGTTACCTGGAGATGGCGCGGATTGGTCTAAAACGACCAATAGAAGATTTCGAGGCAGTATTTATTGCCGAATGGGAATAGTTGTTTACTTTATAATAGATACATGTTATAATTAAACCATAACGATGAAGGGCCAGCCGCTGGTCACCTGAACGACTTCAACTTGCAAGGGTCGGAAACAATACGGCGCCTTCATCGTTCTAAACTTAAAAACGACGGAAGGACACATCATGTCAAGCAACTACCCAGAAGGCGTCACAGGATTTGAGCCAGAGATTGCTGGAGCTCGTCAAAGTGAGAGCGTTCAAGAACTCGATTGCGGCAACGACACATGCAACGCTTGCTACGAGGTTTCAACGTACGAAGAGTATTCTCATGGCGAGATTACATGGTACGCAGAGTGGGTGTGTAACCAATGCGGTGAAGAGAATTCCCGTGATGGTTGGTACGACCCAAACAACAATAATTAAACTGATTATTATTAAACTACGAGCTAGGGAGTAGACGTGGAGTCAACCATTACTGAAGATGTAGTTGAAGAGACACCTACCGAGTCACATGGGTGGGTTGCCTGTGATTCATGCGGCACTGCCCAGGCGATGTGGAAAGTCATAGGACCTTCAGGTGAACTGTTCTTTTGCGGTCATCACAAAAACAAGATGGAAGCTGGACTTACTGGTTGGGCAAAGGAATTCATCGAGCTTGTTTACTTTGAGAAGTAAATATGTTATAATTAAACCATAACGACACAACGACGAAAGGAACTACAATGAGTATCGCTTCAATGGGAACATCACTCCAAGGATACATCACAACCACCATGCGTGAGCTTAACTCCGTATTCGGTGAACCAACTTTTTATTACCCAGGAGACAAGGTTACTGTCGAGTGGGAACACACATTCAGCGATGGAACTGTAGTTACAGTTTATGACTGGAAGCGCTACGACGATGGCGTCCCTGAGATGGATGAAATCTTTGAGTATAACATTGGTGGATTCAACAAGGATGCAGTAGAAAAAGTAAAGATGGCTGTACTTCTTGGAACAAATAAGATATAATTAAACTAACGACGCGGAAGGACACTAAAATGACTTGCACACACGAACGCACACCAGGACTGGTTGAAGGTTCATTTGAAACTCAAAAGAGTTACTGCAAGAAGTGCGGTGTCAAGATAGTCCGCATCAAGGGAGCTACCGCCTGGTCTCAGTGGGAAACCGCAGAGCTCAACATGACAGTTGCAGATTTTAACTTTATCTAAACGACGGAAGGAACTAAAATGAACATCGAACTTACCAACAAAGATATTGAAATTATTCTTCGTGCTCTTGGCAAAGAGAAGGCTTCAGCGCAAGATGCCGGATTCCATCACCTCGCCCACATGGTCTCAGATATTCAATCACGAATTAAGAGTCAGATTCCGGTGGTCGCATAATGCTGAAGGAGTACTGTGACACGTGCGGTAACCTTGAGTCTAATCACCAAGCCAACCAATCAGAAAGCCTGCGCTTCGTGTCTCTTGCTCAAGAAGTTATAGCGTCACTTCCCGACGACGAGTACTCTGCCGTACTTGAACAAATTTTATATGACTGGCGAACACACACGCTCCCAGCATGCGACCCACTTTCAATAGATTAGGAACACAAATGGAAAAACGACCTAGAATTAAAAAGCAGGTAGCAGTGACGCAACATCAAACCTTGCCGTTCATTGCTACAGCTGCTGTAAACCTCGTAGAGGACGCACCAACCCGTGCGGCGTACGTAAAAGCTCTTCGCATGAAGGGTTGGACGCTTCAATCTATTGCGGGAGCATTGGGAGTTTCACGCGAGCGTATTCGTCAAATCGAAAATACAGCTTCGCCATCTCTTCTTGTTCATGTACTATCTAACCCAGGTAACTTCCCAGTTCCTGAGCTAGAGACACGTGAGGTTGAGGTTGCTGACACTACAACCATCGTTCCAAGCGAAGTTACATTAAAACGATTACTAGAACTCCAGCCACTTGCGCAGAAGGTCCGTTGGGATCATTCTGAACATCGTGCGGCAGCAGAGGAATACACGGCTTTATTGTGGCACGCTCATTCGGTTGAAGGTGTGACCATCTACCGATTAGCTAAGTGTATTGGCGTTACCCATGGAGCTATTCGATTCCGTCTAGCTCGCTATGGATACCTTCAACCTAAGACTGCAAAGAGCAAAGCGTATCAACCAATCAAGGATAAGAACAGAGCGGTTTTACTATGAGCGACTTGTATGATTTAGTTAACGTATTCGATGAGGCTGGAACCTGGATGGGACAGTTCATCGACGAGGATACAGCAAGGAACTGGCTTAAGAAGCATGACTTAGATTCTTCGAAGTACGAGATTTCGAAGAGACGACCAGAATGGGATAGAAAGAAGTGAACGCGGACAAATTACAAATAATCGACTCTTCCTATCATCGCAATGGTGTAGCTGGGATGCCGTTCACTGTAGCTCTCGTCGATGACCCTGAACAGTCAGACGTAAAGCTTGTCATCATGTTCGAGACTGAAGGGCATACCGCAGTCTTAAGCTTAGACAAGCTCATCGAGGAAGACATCCACTTTGGATCTAACTCCTGGCGAGGTGACCAGTACGAAGAAGCTCTTCGCTCGAAGTTATTCGAAGACGCTTAATAGATTTCTGTAGTGTATTCCAATCCGCTACAGAACGACCTGGGTACGTCATTAAACTGCCTACCTAACAATGTCGAAAGGACACCAATGATAGTAGCAACATTACATAAGAGCAAGGCGCCAAACGCTGCCTGGCTAGTAGAGGTTAAGGACCTTGCGACTGGCGAAGCACGCCGTGGAGCATTCAAGTCTCTTGGACCTGCTAAGCGTGAAGCAGTACTTTACGCTAGCTCATTTCTAGATGCTGAGCGTAAGCGTCTACCTTGGGTAGAAGACCTAGCTCAGGCTGAGCAGGGTATCGGATACTTCCGCGCGGAGATTGACGCCTAAACCCAATTGTACTTTCCTGACTGAACCTGTTATAATTAAACTATACACAGCGACGGAAGGAAGAAAGATGAACATCGAAGAACTTACGTCTGAAATCGAACTAGGCACTTTCGATGCAGGTTTGATTAAGATAAAAGAAGCGATAGACGCACGCATAAAAGCTTCGCGTACTTCACGAACATTGTCAGACTTTAACATCGGTGACACGGTGGTCTTTAATGACCTAACTGCGACTCGTTACATGGTTGGCCAAAAGGCAACCGTGACAGGGATGAAACAGAAGAAGGTTACTGTAAGACTGGAGACACCCGTTGGAAGGTTTGCGCACGTCAACCCAGTGACAGGCAAAGTTGAATCTGCCAACATCACAGTTCCTCTTGCGATTATTGATCTTGTGAAGTAACAAGTAGTACGACGTAGTCTAGCGCTTAGGACAAAGTCCTAGGCGCTTGACTCGTTTTCCCACCAAATGACAAAGAGATGAGAAAAGACATGGCAAAGATAATTAACATCGAAACAGGATACGCACCAGTTCACGAAATCGACGACTGGAACTTCCCACTGTGGAGTGAGATCTTGCCTAACCTATGGGTTGGCGGTACAGATGACGATGACACAATTGAAAGCTCTGTAAATATACACGCTAACCGCAAAATTACTAAAGACGATTTTGATGCGGTAGTTACGCTTTACGCATGGGCGCAACCAGTTGACTGGATGGTTGAGGAGTTACGCTTTGGTTTTTATGACTCTGGGATTTCCCACATTGACATGGAGGCTTTGAATCGCGCTGCCTCATTTGCGGTTGACCAAGTTCGCAATGGCAACAAGGTTTTAATTCGCTGTCAAGCTGGGTTGAATCGTTCTGGTCTTACCGCTGCCTTAGCTCTCATCAAGTTGGGTTACAAGCCAGAGGATGCAATTAGACTTCTACGCGAGAAGCGTAGTAGCTACGTTTTGATTAACAAAGAGTTTAAGGAGTTTCTACTAACGCTAGGAGATGATAACGATGAGTAAACTTCATATTGCTTACGATGACATCTACCTAGATTGGCAGCTAGGAGCTGGTGACGGTAGTCACCCAACAAATCCTATGCGAGCTAAGCTTGCGGTAGAGCTTCTTGAAAAATTAGATCCAGTAATGGTAGACCCAGCTGCATCTGAGTTTGATAGAGAGCTGCTCAGCTCAGTTCACAGCGACGAATACATTTCTAAAGTACTTGACCAAGGTCATTGCGGTGAATGGTACCCAGACCAGCAGCATCTAGGTGACGTAGCTCTTGAAATGTTTGCTGGAACTGTTCGTATGTTCGAACACATCGTTAATGGGCAAACCAAGGTTGCGTTTAATCCTCAGGGAGCTAAGCACCATGCGCAGTACGACCATTCATCTGGTTTTTGCGTATTCAATGACATGGCTTGGGCTGCAAAGGCTTTTGACAAGCTTAGGTTCAAGGTTCTGTACATCGACTGGGACGCACATCATGGTGATGGCGTCGAGAACATCCTGCGGGCATACCCAAATATCGTTACGGCAAGTATTCATGAGGATGGAATCTTCCCTGGCACTGGTCTCACAAGCGAGCCAGAAAATGGAGCTTATAACTGGCCATTAAAGAGTGAAGCTGGAGACGTAGACTTCTTAGACGCTATGAAGGAGATAGAAGCTCTAGCTGATGAGATTCAGCCAGACGTAATTCTTCTAGCTACAGGAGCTGATGCGCATCATTCAGATCCGTTATCGTCTTTGACGTTTGATTATCCTGGCTATCGTGCAGCTGCTCGCATCGTTGCGGACATTGCTAACAAGCATGCAAAAGGACGAGTACTTATTGGAGGAGCTGGAGGCTATCAACCTCTTACCCATACTCCTAAAGTCTGGGCAACTGTTGTGTCGGAGATTTACAACCACATCACCGTATAACATTTCCTTTTATAAGGTACTATAGTACACATGGGAAAAAGTCTAGCACAACTCATTGCGGCCATGTCCGACGAAGAGAAGGCAGAGGTTCTAGCTGGGCTAGACCCTGAAGCTCTTCAATGGGACTGGTCGTTTTGGGGTCGTCCTGAACAGCAACGCCCTGAAGGCGATGACTGGAATATCTGGATGTACCTTGCAGGTCGCGGTGCTGGTAAAACTCGTACGGCAGCCGAGTGGGTGCGTGAAGAAGCGAAGCACACAAATCAGGGACAACGCCGTTTTGCGTTGGTAGCTCGTACAGCTGCTGACGTACGTGACGTTATCGTTGAAGGTGAATCAGGGATTATTAACGTTACGCCTCCAAGCGAACGACCTCTATACGAGCCGTCAAAGCGAAGACTAACTTGGCCAAATGGAAATACGGCAACATGCTTCACAGCTGACGAGCCAGATTCTCTTCGTGGACCTCAATTTACTCACGCTTGGGGAGACGAGGTTGCCGCCTGGCGTCAGACGCCAGATGGCGCTGGCCTTACGGCGTTTGAGAACTTACGTATTGGTACACGTCTTGGCACCAATCCAAAAATCATGATTACAACTACGCCGAAGCGCGTGCCACTTCTTTATGAGTTACTTCGTGAAGCTGAGACCCATCCTGGCAAGGTAATCATTACAAAAGGTTCAACCATGGACAACACAGGAAACCTTTCGCAAGCTTACATGGACGGTATCCTCGGTGTATACGAAGGAACTCGTCTAGCTGCGCAAGAGCTTTACGGTGAGATGCTTTCAGACGTTGAAGGAGCTCTCTGGACTGTAGAGCTTATCGATAAGACTCGTCAGATGTCTGCGCCTAACGCTCCGCTACGCGTAATCGGCGTTGACCCATCGGTAGCTGAGAATCCACGAGACGAGTGTGGCATCGTTGTTGTAGCTTCTACAGCTGACAGAGATCTTTACAAGCGTCAGAGCTGGGTGCTTGAGGATGCTTCAATCTTAGGCTCGCCTGAGGTGTGGGCTAACCGTGTTGTTGCCATGGCGCGTAAATGGGGTTGCCCTGTCGTCGCGGAAGTAAACCAAGGCGGTGCGTTGGTTCGCAACGCCATTAACACAATTGACCCAACTGTAAAGGTTCTTGAAGTCCACTCCAAATACGGCAAGGCGCTTCGTGCTGAGCCTATTACCTTGGCTTACGAACAGGACCGCGTCCATCACGTTGGCTACCTAGCGGACCTAGAGTCCCAGATGACCGCGTGGATTCCAGGCGAAGGCAAATCACCTGACCGAGTCGATGCCCTGGTCCATGCCCTTACCGCGCTACTCATTAAGCCTCCTGCGGGATTCGTGGGAGGGCGGATTACCGCCAAGTCGCCTGCCAGCCGAAAGATCCCTAATATTCGAAACACCTTTAAGGTCAGATAGTTACATCTTCCTGATTTACCTGTTATAATTAACCTGTACGCCAAACGACGAAAGGACAAGAACATGTCAACAGTAAAAGAGTATCGCCGTAAGGGATTCCAAGCTCGCCGCGTTTCATTCGCGCTTAAGGTAATTGCGGGTCTGTGGTCAATCGCCATGATTGGCATCTTTGCAACCTCACCTACATTGATAGGATTCCTAGCAATGGTCACAGGTGTAGTTGCCTTCGTCACTCCTTCGCTACTCATTGCATCTGTCTACGATGACCGTGCAGAGCGCTTCTTCAACCTTGCGGCTGCCCACAAGCAGGTAGCTCTTCTTGGAGTAGTTCAACCTAGAAATTAAGTGTACAAGTAGAGGAAAAAGGATTATAGTTCTACCCAACGACAAATACGGAGGAATAATGACGCAAGGTACAAGCCAACGAGAACAGATCTATGTCTATGACACGTGTTCCGTATGTCAGGAATCCAACGTACTTGTATACGAACTAAACAACAGCCTTCTCTGTGCTGAACACTACAGAGATAAAACAAGACTAATAAAAAGAGTTACCCTTTGCGATAAGTGTGGAGCTGGCAATGCTGTCAGAGATCCATCACACCGTAGGAACGAATACCTCTGCTGGTCTTGTCATCAGGAAAATGGATTCGTGGTCAATGACTCTGTAATCAAGCGAGCTATCGTTTCACTTGTCAACAACTTCACTCGAGGTGAGAAGATTAAGTGCGACGCAGCTGGTTACGGTAGTGACTGCGATAACAACGTAAAACCTCGTGGTCCATGGGGCGGAAGAGCTCTTTGCGATACTCATGGAAAAACTCCACCAAAGCCTCAAAAGGGCACAAAATCTTGAGCAGTCGTGTTTTTGCTCAAAGTAAACCTACGAAAGGAAAGCAATGACAACATCAACTGTAACTCCAAATCAGGCAGCTCAGCTTTACTCAGAAGGAAAGTCAGTGGTTGAGGTAGCTCAGGCACTAGGCATTACCTACGGTAAGGCTCGCAAGCTCATCGCCGAGTCTGGTACAGACATCCGCAACACGTCAGATCGACTAAAGGGCAAGACCCGAAAGACCAAGTAATGTTGGGTAGACTTATGTTGAGGCTGCAAAACCTCATCTGGCCTGCGGTAATCGCTGCGGTCCTATCCTTCGTTACGGTACTCGTGAGCCTTCTAGCCCCGGATAGAGGCACTTTGATCCTAGCCTTAGGGTTATCCGCGGTAACATGGGCATGTCTAGCTCAAACGGTGTAAACGTAAGCCCTCCCTGGGTCCGCCCTGGGGAGGGGTTTACTTTCCCTGAAGATGATGGTATAATTAAGCCATCAGACGAAAGGGAGGTGGTTATAGTGCCACTCTATGGAGTAGTACACGACAGTCCAGTCATCACTGCCATCCAGCAGTCAACTCGTCGAGCTAAGAAAAGAGCCGACGCAGAGTCTGAGTATGAGTTTGCAAAATACGGCTTAAGTATTCTGTTTCGCCCTCTCATAAGGAAGATAGAAAAGAACTTAGAAAAGTCTGGCGAATAGGCACCCAACGGTGCCTGTTTTGCTTTCGGCGTGGTATAGTTACGCCTGCAACAAAAACTACGGAGAGACGAAAGGATACGACTATGTCATCCCTTCTTATCTCCGGCCATACGCAAGCGGTAGAGGACAAGCGAAAGCTTGAGGAGCGTATCGGTAGCAAGAAGCTCAATGAGCAGTCAGCATTGGGTTGTCCCATCCCCGACCTAAGGAGGCGAACTAGCGTTGCTTACACTACGTGGAATTGCAATGTCGACCGTAGCCTATATTACGGCAATCACAATCGGTATAGCCTCAATCACAGCGCTTTCGAGCAACGCGGTTGAGACTGTAACGCAACCAGTACCACTGCATTTAACAGAGGTTCAGCAAGTTACCAAGCTTGCGATTCTAGAGAATGCAAAACAACTAGATCCTTACGAGTTAATAGAAGTATTAACTGCGGCAGGGTTCGAGGGCAAGGCTCTTAAAACAGCATGGGCAGTTGTCATGCGCGAGTCTCGTGGGCGCCCTGTAGCTCACAACAAAAACGCCAACACTGGCGATAACTCATACGGCCTATTCCAAATCAACATGCTGGGATCCATGGGCGTAGACCGATTAGCTAAATTCCAGGAGAAAATCGGTATCACTAAGGTTACCGACCTTTTTAATCCTATAGAAAATGCTAAGGCTGCGTATTACATGACAGCGGGTGGTAAGGATTGGGGCTCATGGGGTCTAGGTCCTAACGCCTACGATGGCGATTCGATCGAGCCTGCGGTGACCAAGTGGTACGCCGAATTCCCAGCAAAGTCAAAGTCCTAGGATACGGATACTATTAGACTATGGACGAATTAAATACTGAACACATCGAACCTGCGGCTGTCGTAGATGAGGTCCCTGCTGTAGAAGTAGAGGCTGTCATTGAGGCGCCTGCAGTTGTAGAAGAACCTGCACCTGTATCTGCACCGGAGCCTGAGGTAATCCCTGAGGTAGTCCCTGAACCTGAACCTGTAAAGGTTGAGGAGCCTAAGGCACCTAAGCCTAAGGCTGCACATGCTGTCAGTGGCAATGGCGTAGACGAGGTACTTCTAGCTAATTGCATTTACAAAAATGTATATGCTCGCAAGTCTCTATCTGTTCATCATCTACAACGTCGTCTAGCTGAACTTGGTTTCAATGATGCTAGCTCTGACAAAGATGGTTGGTTAGGCGATGAGACTGTAGCTGCTATCAAGAAGTTTCAAGCAAGCAAAGGCTTGGATGTAACTGGATCTGTTGACGCTACAACATTGACTAAGATCTTTGAAGGAGATCACAACGTACAAGTAGTACTATAAACTCTTACACAAAGGAAGGCTGGCTTGTACTAATGTACTCGCCAGTCTTCTTTTGCATTTTGGCAAAGAAAATCTTCTTGCAGCAATTTCTCGCACAAATCTAAAAAATAGTTGGAGACGTTTTTGAAAGTGTCTCTACCTATACGAATCCCATTCTCACGTCCAAGCCATTTTAACCAAAAGGTACTGCTTCTGCTCCGTTTGTACACAATACTATAAGCGCAATTTGTACACATTCGTCTCCGAAGGTGATACAGTATTCTCATGGCGCATACACCCGACCTCCCAAGGAGCGAGGCCGAACTTCTAGCCTCCCTCTCCAAGGAGCAACTATGGCGTCGCGTAAAAGACCTTAATGATGCAGGCTGGACCCTTCAGTCT